GTATCTCGCTTTAATTCGACGAGACCATTTGATCCAAAATAAATTGCCACAGATTAGAACGATATAGCTGAACCTGTACCTAGTGGTGCGCCGTCTACTTCAAAACTAATTTCCGCTGATAGCACCTGACCCACTGCGTTAGTCATTGCAAGACTGGTTATATAAACATAGAACTCAATAAATCTTCCGCCTGTTGAACCATCGTCGATGGCTAATTTCATTTTTACGTTTTGGGCTTTAGTTGTCTTACCTTCACCGGCTGATGATCCTCCAGAGGGTTTAACAAACGCTTGAAGTAATGTCGATACTCCTCCTGCACCTGTATCTGAGCCAGAATCAGAATAATAATAAATAGAACAGTTACCCGTAATACTTCGGATACCGGGAATTATTGTTCGATCAGTGTCCTCTAATGACACTGTTTCTAAAACAGCTTGACTTGCGGTAAATGACCAAGATCTTACTTTTGCAGTAGCGGTGCTACTGCCACCTACATATAATTGTCCGTCTTGACCTGAATAAAAATTAGCCATTCGAGCGCAACTTAACTTGGTTGCTTTCTATTCTAGTCCCCATCGAAGCAAGCTACAAATTTACAAGAAACATTATTGATTCCCGGTTGGACACTTGTGATGCTCGGTGGTCCAGAATATCTCCATCTTACTCCCTCACTTTCTCCGTATATCTCAGCTCTTAGCTCCTTATCTCCTATTCCTTGCATACCTCTTGTAGTCCCAAAAACAACGTTATCCCAACCACTATTAACACGTCTGTAATTAGTCAAGATTCTATCTGCATCAGAATCAGAGATATTTGTAAAACCTAAAGTCAATTTTGCATTAACGGCTTTATTCCCATAACGAATAACGGTTTTTGATCCATTCTGCGACTCAAAAACAGATTGAGGGTACTCACCAGCAGTAAAGGATCTACTGCTAGGAGGAATGTCGTCAGGAAATTTTATTTCAGCCATTAGTTACTAGACGTAATAACAAAGTCCTCTGATGTCCAGTCTAGAATAGCTAACGATCCGGTGCTTGTTAAAGGCTCGTAACTTCCTGCTACTTCAACAAAGCCTTCTTCTGAATAAGTAATGCTTTCTACTTTATAAACACGATCTGAAGCATTGGTTTGAGCAACGGTAAAAACACATCCTCTAAATTTAGATGCTGCTTTTCCTGAACTAATAGAGATATCAGTCGGACCTTTTACTTCTTCATCTCCGGGTTTCCAATAAAAAATAGAGGTTTCATCTGTCACGATAGACTGAGATTGAATAACACCGCTATCAGTAATAACACCATTTGCAAAACGACTGGTATGTGTAGCTTCTGAATAGTATCTAAAGTATTGTCCGGGTTTTAAGTGCATTGCTGCCTGTGGAGTTGTATCGAACTTGATACCATGATCTACTTTTTGTCTAGCTCTTAAAGCAAACATTGCAAATGAAGTTGCATGAGATTGACTAGTACAAAAAACAGAAAGATCAAAAGTCTCTCTAGGATCTTTTTCTGACCCCCCTTCATCATTAGATAATCTTGCTTCTATAACTCTGGTTTCAGGAAAGCCATTTTCCACTTCTTTCCTCCATAAGACTCTTGCTTGGAAAAGTTGCCTTTCTTCAGGAGAAAGGAAGGATACTTTTAAGTTCTTTGTATTTCCATCCGTAAATAACGCTTTAATATCTGGCTTGGCTTTGTTGTTGATTGTCCCTGCATTACCGTCTTTTGTTTTCTTATAAGGAACCGCTGGAACAAGCGCAAAAAGACCTCCAATAATTGTGAAATCAAGGAAACAATAAGAAGCTTGCTGGTAAATAAACTCTCTTAAATTCTGATTGTCAGTAATAACACCATCCCAATAGAATTTATTGTTTTTACAGAAATGTGCAGCCTGTCTCATTTCACTTTTATCAACAGATACTGTTCCAATAAGATCACCCGCCCCAATAACCGGATCTGTTAATAACGCATAAGCAATTTCAGGAAATAAATTAGAAGAAGCGGTTCCACTTGTAACAAGCTTCTCTACTTTTATACCTTTTTTTACATACGTAGATAATTGACTAAAGGAACTCCATTCCTTTGAACTGTTCATTCTTATTCCTGCTAAAGCAAGTTTTGTATAAGGTTGAGCTGTATCGTTTATCTGCTCATTAACATATGTAATCTGATGCTCTGGGTTCTCTAAGTGGCTTGACCTTTCTGCATCGAAACTAATGTAATCAGAAACAGCATCGTAAGGATTTAAGTTTTGTCCGCTAGGCCAAGATGGTGTAATTAAATCTGCTGTGTCTGATAAAAGAGTAACTTGTACGTTGGCAAGAGGAATCGTAACTTTTTGACCTGTTTTATAATTTTTACCTGCTCCTTTGATTTTCCATTTATATCCTGTTTTATTACCTTGTGAATATTTTTCAATATCAACGTTTAGAGTATTATTCCCATTAGGTCCATTCGTCACAGCCATATCGTTGTACTTCGTTGGAGTAACAGGAACAGCGGTCCAAATATATTTAGTAACAGCTTTTCGTCCTCCTCCCTGATGATCACTATCTGAAATGCAATATTTATTCCCATCATGTTCTATACAACCCGCAGCATCAGAAGTCGTCCCAACCCAAGTACCTCTCCACATTACTCTCCAATAATTATCATCATTACTATCTTGCTCAGGCAAACCTTTTGTACCTTTACCTCCGTCATCTCCGTTCCAATCCTCTTTTCTTGATCCGGGTTTTCCATCTGTTTGAGACGTGCTGCCAGTCGGAGACCAACCCATTATGGTAGGGATCGTTCCACTTTTATATGAACTTAAACCAATAACAGTACCCTTAGCAGTTGTAGGTAAGTCGCTTAAGAACCACTCTTCATTAGATAACTGGTTGGGGTTTAATGTGAATTCCGTTGATCCATTAAAAGAAATAGAATAATTATCTATTTCAAAACGAACCAGATTATTTCCTCCTAAATAGTTAACAGTTTTATTCTTCCAAGATCTCTGAATTTCATTCCCCGGATAGGGAACTAATCTAAACTCAAGCTGCCCGAAAGGATGATTAATTCTTATAAAATTATACTGAGCTTGTGGTGTTCGACCCGATACGCAAAAAGGTTTAGGACTTATCTTTTTCCAAGCGTTATTAGAACCTAATTTTCTTACATATAGTCGGAAAAAACTTAGTCGTTTTATGTATTTATTAAGGGTTCCTAAAGTGATACTACCGTTTTCATTCTCGTACTCTTTTACTGTACCTTTACTCTTTCCGTACTCCCAATTCCCCGGATGACTGTTGACATTAGCAAAACCTGATATTTGTTTCCATACTGTAGATTTCAGCCCTATTTCTGTTGTATTACATGACTTCGTATTAGATACGGTCGCTATAGCACATTTTTGAGGGATTAAATTGTCGAAGGAATTATCTGCGTCATCTAAACTTTTTACTTCAATAGTTCCTGCCTCTGTAACCCTAAAATAGAAATACTTATTAACTCCTTCAGCCCAAAGCATATCAGTCTTGTTAACACAAACAGCTTTAGCTGTACCAATCATAAATTGCTCTCCTATTGATATCGAATCGTCAGCACTTTCTCTTGTCGCATTCACAGAAGATTTCACATCCTCAACACCCCAAGGGCTGAATTGTGTGAACTTCTTATCAACCTCCTGACTACCTAGTTGATACCTAACAACATCTCCAACACTAACATTTTTCCTTCCTTTACTATCACTATGATTTTTTCTAGTAACTGCGGCATATCTAGGATAATGTTTTGCTAATTTTTTTCTTTTAGTATCAATATCTGCTCCAGTTGAAGTATCTTTTGGTTTTAAAACTAATTCATAAGGAAGCACAAATTTGTTTCCATTTGGTAATGGATCATAAAGACCAAATTCTGTTTGTGTAGTCGGTGATCTGGTCCCACAAAAAATATTAGTCAAATAGTCATCTGCTTCATCTGAATAGACAAGAGGTAACGCAATTGACTCACTATTTTCTTTTTGTAATGTACCTTCGGGATATTGATCTTTAAGATTACTACCAGAACTTCTTCTGAATCTTCCCATAGTCGAACCTGTTCTTCCACCATCTAAGAAATAAAGAGCTAATTTCCCGTTTGTGTAGTTCTCTAAAAGAGTATCTCCTATTGCATAACCTTCAAAGTCAGGTCGACCTCCTAACGTTCCAGATGATATTAGAAAGATACCTTTTAATTGTTGTCCTGAACCTAAACTTAGGAGCTGTGACCATAAGATTTTTGTATTCACCCTTACACCACCAAAGTCTCCCTGTTTATCTGTAAAAATTAAAGGAATTGTTGAACCTAACTCTGCTAATTCTTGAACAGAATCAAATCCTGTTTGAGGAGAAAATCTTTTAAGACCGGAAGCACTTGCTGTCGTAAGACTGGGTGGTGTTTTAGGTTGTTTCGGCTTTGGTCTCATCAAATAAGAGACAACCGTCAAAGCAACACCGACTATTAACTGAATAGCCCAAGGTTCTAAACCACTCGCTTGAATATCAGGGACTAAATCATAGGCTTCTGATCTTTGACCGTTATAGCTTTCTGTCTTGTCTACAAAGTACCAATACTCTTCTTCTGATAACCCTAAAGTGTTACATAACTCGACTTCTTGGGGCAATAAAACTCTTCGACTGGTAAAGCCTCTATAGGGTTCCATGCTACCGCCGACCCTTCGTATGATGTTATGTTCAGCCATCCATCTTCAAAATAAACTGCAAGTCCATAACCTTCATTAAACTTACATAGACCAACAGTACCTATATTAGGGTGTTCTGCCTTGATTCCCCAAAGTTCTAACTGTTCTCTAAAAATCGAGTAGTCATTTTTCCTTAATCGTCTATACCAGTCTCTAGTAGGGGAGGGGCTGTCTACACCATAGAACTTTAAAACTGCTCTGGCTAAGTTTAAACAATCAGACGCTTTATGCTTTTCAGGATCAGCACCTAAACGATAAGGAAGACCAATAAAGTCAAACGGTGTCATCTATTTTGTATTCTTCCAGTTGTCGGTAGATGCCCAACAAGACCCGTCGTTAAAACTCTATTGGGCGCATTACTACCAACAGCGTCAATTCCTGAGCTAAGCAGCACTTCGACAGTTGATGTGTCATACCCCATAGAAGAAGCAAGCCAAACATCTTTAGTTAGATATGGACTTTCATAAGTTGTTAAAGGTGCGAGCGTTTCAGGATCAACTCTGCAAACAAAAACTTCAATACTCCATTTATTAATCACAGCTTCTCTTGCTCGATTCATTGCAAGTGCATTATTAGCAAAAACAAGACCTGCTTCTAAGTTGTCACCTGATCTATTCTTTGCTGCTCCTTGATAAATAAACGGAAGAAAATAATAATCGTATCCATCTAGTCTTATCTTATTTGCTTTGTTCTCTCGGTATTTACCGTTGTGATCTAACGCATTCATATTATCTCTTTTCCCATTTTGATAACGATCTTGTACCCTTCCTTTTGAATCTTTTACACGAATAAAACTAACAAGTGTTGTAATAGACATTGCTTATAAACCCAGTTTGGAACGTTGACTGCGAGAGTTTTTAAGTTGACTTAAGACTCTACTTTGACCGGCTTCTGCGCCTCGCCTAGCTGCTGAGTTAATAATTTCAGGAACCGCAGACTTAGGTAGATATTCTTGCTCATTAAAGACAAGTGATGGTCCAGTGTAATTAACAACTAGCTCAGATGAACCACCGGCTTGATTACTACCCACGCCTCCATCGCTACCGTGGATGACTGCCTTACCTCTATTTCCTTGAGACCAGCGATTCATTGCGCCAGCCATCTGAGACTCCTTAATGACATATTCCCCCTCGCCTCCTTCTCCGATCAAAC